CCCAGTTACAAGTCAACCCATGACAGTTTCACAGCTTATAGTAAATAGAGCGCTTATTCCCGACACTGTGCCTGACAGTCCAACAAGCTCGGCGATCAAGTTTGTATTGTCTGCAGGCTTGGATAATTCGGCGTCGATGGGCGAAGAGGCCGAAATTGTGAATAGTAATGGAAAGCGCGAGCGACACGGATTGTCGCAACTAGATCTGGCCAAGCATTCTCTTGTGTGTGTTGTGAATAGCCTTGACGAAACCTCGATGTTTGGTCTCGTGGTTTGGAGTACGTCTGCGGATATTGCATTGCCACTAACTAAAATGAATAAGCAGGGTCGAAAAAAGGCAGTTAATATTATCAAGAATGTACGAACAAACGGTAGCACAAATCTCTGGGACGGAATTAAAAAGACTCAGCTCGTTTGTGACACTCCTTTGCCCGATTGTAATCCTAAGAGATGCGCGTGGATTCTTTCAGACGGACAACCCAATTATGATCCTCCAAAATCGTACCGTGAGATGATGGTTGATTATGATCGTGAACATGGTAATAACAGAGAACTCAGAACTATTGGTTATGGATTTTGTAGCGATTCATCTCTACTTTCAAGTATTGCGGGATACAGTAAAAAGAAGGGTGGTTTTGTGTTCATCTCCGATCCCGGATTTGTCGGTACTGTGATTGTACACTTGCTGGCAAATTCTATGAATCCGACAAGTGTAGCTGAACAACCCGAGGAAAAGAAGAAAAGATTGGTCTTTATTAATTGTCTTCAGGCTATCCTTGACAAGTGCGCTGTAAGCTCTGGTAGGTACGGTCGCGCCAGACTTCGTAATGATCAGATATCTCAAGCCAGGACTATATATGAAGAATATTTGACACAAGTGGGATCTGATACGATTTATCAAGAACCAGAAATTAGTATCGCTCTCGATGATCCTGATAATTGGAGTAAGTGGGGTGGTCACTATGTCAGAAGTTTGCTAGACTCTCATAAGAATCGAGAATGTATTAATTTTAAGGATCCCAGTGTACAACAGTATCAAACAACAAAGTCATCAGACTGGACGGTTCTACGAGACGCCGCACATGACACCTATAAAAACCTACCGGCTCCCGAGCCAAGTGTCCAACATCACTATCGCGGCGGATCTTCGAGTGCTTCATCTACTCCGAGACTGCAAACTCTGTCTTCATATAGTCAAGCATCTAACGGCTGTCTTCATGAAGATGCGAAAATTAAGTTGGCTGACGGACGTCTAATTGCGTGTAAGGATGTCCTACCCGGTGCAGCAGTCTGGTGTATTACTCCAGATGGGAAACAGCAAATCGATTATATCGAAACAATTGTACGATCTCGATGCCGGCAAACAGAATTTGTGCGAATTCCAAAAACGGAGTGTGATATAACTCCATGGCATCCAGTGATGATTGATAAAAGTTTCAAGTTTCCCGCTAATATCGCTAAAAGCGCGGTGAAAGATTCAGAGTTTGTGTATTCATTTGTTCTCTGTAATCGAAGTTCCTCAATGATTATTGGTGATTGTGCATGTATTACTCTTGCACATGGGCTAGAAATTCCAGTAGCTAAACACGACTTTTGGGGTACAGAAAAAGTAGTTATGGCTTTGAAAAATTTTTCAAGTTATAACTCGGGGATTGTTACAATCGACTCTTCAAATATCGTTCGCGGTGGTGAGAAAAACGATGTTGTTAGTATTTTCCCACACAGCAATGAAGTTTGTTGGACAAGGTTAGCCCGAGATATCAAAATTAATAATCGAAAAGTTGCCCGTGAAGTTATTCATGTCAAGCTTACTGAAGATCCCCCACTTTGTTTCGAGAGTGAATTCGAATTTGGTGGGACTAATATATCCAAAGTTGTACTTGGTACGAAACCCTTAACCACTTGCACCGAACCACAAAAAGCCGAAGTTTGGTTTCAGGGAAATCAACAAAGTTTGACTTACCGTGTATGCTAAATTGAATTCATTTATGTTCGAAAAGAATATAAATGAAAAATCTAAAAACTTTTTTGATGTTTATGACATTGTCTTTTACACAAGTTTACGGTAATTGTGATTTAGACGTGAAAGTGCTCGATCCAAGTATCAAATTGGGAAAGTATAACTGTTCTAATATAGTGTTTAACCGCGAAAGTCAGAGGCGTAGCCCTGACCCCGGTTGTGATCATGTACTAAAATATGGTAAAATTAGATGTACACTGATACGCAAAGAGAACATGAATACAGGTAATTGTTATCATTATAATTGTCCTTCAAATCAGGTCGAAGGATGGCGATTCAAAGCATATGTTGATTCTAAAGATTATGACACTATCCAAGTATTGGTGAGACCCACGAGCTCTGGTAGTGACTTTATATTTTGGTTATTTTTCCTAATGATGATTGGGGTGTCGTGCTACTTATGTAATTTTGAAGAACGTCAAATTTTACAAAATAATAGATATGACAGATATCGAGCCAGATCCAGATATGATAAATATACTACTCGAGATAGTATTTATCGGTGATTCGTAATATGAATATATTCATATTACGAATTTATCTCATTCCATACAAAATTCCACCGAGAATAGTGGCCGTGGAAAATAACGCACTCTTGATTAAATTATGATTATTTGACACCTCAGCTGCCACCCACATTACGCTAGCACCCATATAATTATGTAAAGGCATACCCAGATACCAGGGGAATCTACCATGCCACCAAATAGCTTCTTGTGTGTAATTTTCCCAACCAAAGCCCTTGTTTAACATGAACCACATAAAATCTTCCACAAGAAACCAGTTAGAAGTATAGAAAACAATTTCGCTTAATTTACGATCACGTAAAGAGTAACTCAAAGATAACGCCACTATACCGTTCATTATCACATGATACCACGTGAAGTTTGAACCCAAACAAAGATCGGTTGGTAGATTCTTTGCCCATCCGCCATCCACACCCTCAATTTCTACTTCCATTGCGGACCAGAGTATCGCATAAGTATTTACAAAACAGATTGTACTTAACCATTGTGGTATTATCATTTTATTTTACATTGATTTATTTAAGTTTACGGAGGAAATAAATGACGGAGGAATTACCAGACGAGATTATTGAGTTGATTATGCACTTTATGGGTGCATATACACACAACAAAGAAGAAAGGCCTTACATCGACGATATCAAATTAATCAAAGATATCACGGAATATGGCGTTAAGCGTTCAATTTTACATATCAAAGAAATGCGAGCGCAGCAAAAATCGTATAACGGCAGAGAAAACCCTTCTGGACTTCTGGTGGTGGGATATTTTGGGGTGATACATTTCATTTAAAATTCACTCGCGTTTACGTTTACCTATTACTGATTCTCCCTTATATACTTCGTCGATAAAGCCATGTTTCAAACATTCATCGACTGGATATTCCAACTCGCGTTTCATCATTGCCTTGAACTTTTTCACGCGAACCTTTGTGTTATTTTTGAAAAGTTGGATGATCCGTTCCTCCAGATTATTTAGATTAATAATCTCATCGTCTACATCACACTTCTTGCCATACATTCCACCTCTAAGTTGATGAATAAGCATCACAGCATTTGGTCTCATAAGACGTCTATCACCCGCGATAGATATCATCGTAGCAGCGCTAGCACACATCCCTTCGATTAGTGTAACAACGGGTGTGGCAGAAGCTCTAATGCTGTCAATCGCCGCAAATGCATCCATTACATAGCCTCCCCATGAATTAATGTGAACGAATATTTCTCTATACATATTCCCGGGTTTATTTAGCTTCAAAAGAGCTTGAACAAGCGCCTGAACTGATTTAGTTTCTACGTCGGCGTAGAAATAAATATGATTTCCGTGTACGGAAACACTACCGCAGTTTTCCTCATCGTCGTCGTCATCGTTTTTGGGTTTTTTCTTAGTTTTTCCCCAAACAAGCATTTTTATTGTTATCGTTAATTCTTTATCCCGTTTAAAAATGCCAATTGTTCGATAAATGGAAAGAATTAAAGTAAAAGTCAAAGTTATGGCGCCTACTTGTGACCGAAGAGGATTCATGCTACCTCGCGGAGAATATGAAATGTTAATTACCGCTATATCAGCTACACACGCGTCAGGAAGTATCGGAGAAATAGAATTTACTTTTCCGATAAAGCTTGTTTTAAAAATGATATCACAACTACAATATCCTAGATTAACAATTGAAGCACCCACTGTGGCACCGAGAAGCCAAGAGTTATCTCCTGTGGGTGGAAACAGTTGTATGATTTGTTTAAGTAGCATGAATTCAGATTATATATCTTTACCATGTATGCACAGATTTCATCGCGAATGTATTTCGAGGTGGTTAAATACTCTTACTACATGCCCTGTTTGTCGAACCAGAGTTTCCAGTTCATTCAGAGCAAGAATGGGTCTTAATTACCGACCGTCTATATCTAACACCAGTGGTTATCAACCAAGATTCCCAAATCAGCAGAGAAGAAATAGAAATAGAAGACCAAGACGTGATCCCAATAGAACTTCTTTACCGGATCTATTTAGAAGCTAAATTTATGTTGTAAACAAAGCCAGTGTGATTAATTTTTACTTTCTTTGAAATAAAAATTTTGAAGACTTTATATTACATCAACATATTCGTTCAAAAAATCACAAGCCTTTTCAACGCTTTTGATCTCTATCTCACAGTTTTCGATCGTCTTTTTTGTAGTAATAGTTTGTGTATCGTGTCTCTCAATTTCGTTCTTAATACCGAATTTGTAGCGCCGTGTCATAAAATGAACAGACATTGCTAGTACAAAAGCTGAAGTGATAATTGTTGAGTTAGGCAGTGTATAAAACTTATCAGCTACAAACCATACGAAAATAGCGACCTTAAACAGGATACATTCTAGCTCGCAAGCTTGTTTGTATCTATGATATTGTTTTTGCTTACGAGAATTATTTTTCTCAATTGTCTTGGTGAGGCATGTAATAGTATCTTGCTCCTTTTTCATGGCCACAAAGTTTTTTAGCAACCCTCTGAGATACGTAACTTGCTTTTCCCGAGACTCAACTTCCTCCTCATATCTGTCACGTTCGTTTTCGACTTCGGCTAGGTTTTTTCGTAGGTCTAAATTAGTTTCATGGAGTTTTTCGTTCTGAGAAACAATGTGGCGTGCTTCCACACTGTGTGCATATGTTGTATTTTCGGTCATTTTTTAACTTCGTTGAGAAATTAAAAATCAATTTTTTGTTATTCTTGATAACAAAAAATACTTAATGGCGTTCCCCTGAGTCCCGACTATCCTAGTTTAAATTTTAACTTTTTTTACCTTGCGACTTTTTCGCTTGGAAGTTTTCTTTTTCACACAACCAGCGGGACATCTCTTAGAACTCCGGCGTTTACGAGATGTTTTGCGTGAAGCTTTTCTCTTAGAACTCCGGCGTTTACGAGATGTTTTACGTTTCACACTTCGACGTTTACGATATGTTTTACGTGAAGCCTTGCTTTTACGTGACGATTTACGGGATTTTCTCATGCGGAACCCCATTTGTGGATTTCCATCATACCTTCTTAAGCGCCTCTCGAGTTTTTTCTCTTCTTGCGCCACGTCGTGTTTTTTCACAACGAGATCTCCTAATTCCCGTAACCAGTGGTTAACGATCATTGTATCGATACAAGAAACAGTACCAGATGGTAATTTTTTCATTATCTCATTGTGAGATTTTTTATGCTCATTCAATTGCCTTTTATTGTAATTTCTTGTGTCATCGTCATCTATCAAATGTGGAAAGATGAAATACCTCCGAGCTTTAGGGCGATGGCGAATATTAGCTACTCGTCTCGCAGTATATGCAAGATACTTATCAAGCCGGTGATCCTTCCAAAATTTAGATTGGCGACATTTCAGTAATTTTTTCTGCTGTAGTGTTGTTAAGGGTTTGTACAACCTGTTGAGTTTAGCAATGTTTTTGAAAATCCATAACTCGCCGGCCCCCGGCTCAGCTCCTTGGGAGGTTTCCAACGATCTCCATGTGCTTCTGGGTATCAAAGCGGTGATTTTTCTTGCAAAGAAATATTCCATACACTCTAATGGAATTTTTCTTGAAAAGAAATAATTCATACAATTTAATCGCTTTAATCGCTATAATTCTTGCGGTGTTAACATTTTTAGTGTTGTCATTTATTTATTAACACATATTTTACCGTTGTTAATTTTAATATATTTGTTAAACAACTTTCTGGGTATTTTTTCCAAATGACTAACGACAAT